GTAAAGAACAACGCTAAGAGAGCCTTAAAATGGGCAGAAGAGAATGGTTGGGGTTCTTGTGGAACAGGAGTTGGTAAACAACGTGCCAATCAATTAGCGAATGGAGAACCAATTAGTATGTCGACTATAAAACGTATGTATTCCTATCTAAGTAGACACGCACCTGATTTAGATTCAAGTAAGTCCTACGAAGATGGTTGTGGTAAACTAATGTACGATGCTTGGGGTGGTAAGTCAGCTTTGAGTTGGGCAAAAACAAGAATATCAAGAGAAGAGAATATGTCAGACCTAACTGAAGAGGAGGCACAATTTGTATTGTCTAAATTAGAAACTATTATTGCAAATAAGTTAAACGAATTAAAATCCTAACTATGAATCAGAACAAGAACAGAAGAGATAAGAACTTTATACCAAGCGATGCTTCTCCAAGAAGTGGTAGAGAGGGATGCCTATGTAAAAATGGCAAAACCTATTCAAGAAAGTGTTGTGATGGTTCTGTCGGAGCTCAAGGTATCGGAAAGATATAGTTGAAAATCTAACACTAAACAAAATCAATATTACTTATTTATAAACTTAATAATTATTACTTATGGAAAGCAAAAAAGCAACATCTGTCCTTTCTGACATTATGCAAAAGCTATCCTCTATCGGTAAACCTGAAGAAGTAAAAGAAGAGGTAGTTGAACTATCTGAAGAAGTTACTGAAACAGAGGTTAAAGAAGAAGAGGTAGTCTTAGCTGAAGAAGATGAGGTCGCAGAAGAAATCGTAGAAGAAGTAGTAGAAGAAGAAGAAGTCGAAGAAGAAGAGCTTGACGAAGAGAAGTATGTTTCAAGAGAAGAGTTTGAAAATGCTATCGCTGACATCAAAGCAATGTTCATCGAAGTTTCTAACGGCTACCAAGAAGAAAAATTAGAAATGTCTGCTCAAATCGAGGACTTATCTAAAGCACCTGCATCAGAGCCTTTATCTCATAGCCCTGAAGCTGAGTTATCAAGTAAAAAACAAGTATTGTTCAGTCAGAAAAGAAAAGGCAGTACTATGGATAGAGTTCTATCTAAAATGAATCGTAAATAATAAATTAACTTAAACTAAATATTTAAAAATGGCTACAACAACATCAATCACTACTACTTACGCAGGGGAATTTGCAGGAGATTATATCTCAGCAGCTCTTTTGAGTGGAGTAACAATCGACAACGGTGGAATCACTGTTAAACCTAATGTAAAATTTAAAGAAGTAATCAAGAAAGTTGCTACTGACGGAATCGTAAAAGACGGTACTTGCGACTTTGCTGACACTTCTACAATCACTTTGACTGAAAGAATTATCGAGCCTAAGACTTTTCAAGTAAACCTTGAATTGTGTAAGGCTGATTTCAGAAGCGACTGGGATGCTATCCAAATGGGATACTCTGCATTCGATACTCTTCCTGCTTCTTTCGCAGATTTCTTAATCTCTCACGCACAAGAAAAAGTAGCTCAGAAAATCGAGCAAAACATTTGGGCAGGTGCTGACGGAAACGAAGGAGAATTTGACGGACTTGTAGCTTTGGCTACTGCTGATGCAACTGTCGTAGACGTAGTTGGAACTGCTATCACTGCTGCAAACGTAATTGACGAACTTGGAAAAGTAGTTGATGCTATCCCTGCTGCATTGTACGGAGCTGAAGACTTGAACTTGTACGTTGCTCAAAACGTTTATCGTGCTTACGTTCGTGCTTTGGGTGGCTTTGCTGCTGCAGGAGTAGGTGCTAATGGTGTCGGAGGACAAGGAACTAACCAAGCTCTTGGAAACGTTATGTTTGACGGAGTAAATGTATTCGTTGCAAACGGATTGGCAAACAACTACATTGTAGCTGCTGAGAAGTCTAACTTGTACTTTGGAACAGGATTGTTGAACGATACTAACGAAGTTAAAGTATTGGATATGGCAGATTTAGACGGAAGTCAAAATGTTCGTGTAATTCTCCGTTTTTCCGCTACTGTGCAGTACGGAATCGGTTCTGACATCGTACTTTACACACCTGCATAATTAATTGAATAACTAATTTACTAAAGGGGTGGGTTCTGCCTATCCCTTTTTTATTAACCTAAAAAAAATATAATATTATGGCTTGTAATTTCATAAATACAGGTAGAGCATTAGCCTGTAAAGATTCTGTCGGGGGCATCAAGGCAGTTATCTTCGTACCAAACGATGCGAGTAACAAAATTCTAAAAACATCAGAAGATTCTGATGGGGCAATAACAGGACTAGATAGTAATGTAACTGGTTGTTTTAAGTACGAACTAAAAGGCACTTCTTCTCTTGAAGAAACTATTACTGCTTCAGCAGATAATGGAACTGTTTTCTACGAACAAGCATTGAACTTAACGTTACCTAAGTTGTCAGCTCTTGACACAAAAGAGATTAAGCTATTGGCAGCTTCAAGACCTCAAATCATTGTTCAAGACTATAATGGCAACTATATGGTTGTAGGATTAGAGAATGGCGCTGATGTTTCAGGTGGTACTATCGTAACAGGTACTGCTATGGGGGATATGAGTGGATATACTCTTGTATTCTCAGGAATGGAAACTGCCCCTGCTTCCTATCTTTCATTAGCAAGTACTGGAGGAGATACTGGAGCTATAATCACTCTTGCTGGTTCTGATTCTAACACCATCACATATTCTTAATACTTAGAATATCTTTAAATCTAAAAGGGGCGACATTATGTTGCCCTTTTTTTATTGCAAACAAATCACTATTTCTATATTACTTAACTGTATGAAAATATTAACTACATCAGCAACACAGTCTATAAAGTTTATCCCAAGGGTATCTGCTTCAATTGTCATTTTAAAACTAACAAACAAGAATACGAGAATAAGCACTGCCGCAGGTTTTACTACTGTTAATTCAAATGGGTATATGACAATCACAGGCAATTCTTTTGCACTTGTTGAAAACACTAACTATTCTATGACTGTCCTTAATGGCGATGGGAGTGGAGATGTTCTTTATAGAGATACAATATTTTGTACGAATCAAACAGATTTTGACAAGTTCGATGTTCACAAAGACGACTACGTAACAGAGGATACTTACGACAACGGATTTATAGTATTATAATATATAATTATGGCAAAACACAATATAAACAAGTACAGACAACCTAAGACTGCTAAAAAGCAAGGAAAGGTTCACGTAGTAAACTTTTCGTCTTATACACGACCTGAAGTTGTAGAAGTACAAAACAAGGATTGGATAGAGTATGGAGATGACAATGATTACTTCGGTTACTTGATTGACAGATATAACGGCTCTCCTACTAACAATGCTGCTATTAATGGTATTGCAGATATGATTTATGGCAAGGGATTGGATGCAGTTGATGGAGATAGTAAGCCTGAGCAGTATGCTGAGATGAAGTCTTTATTCTCTAAGAAGTGCCTAAAAAGTGTTTGCTACGACTATAAGATGATGGGTAACGCTGCATTCCAGGTTATCTATTCTAAAGACAGAACTCGTATCGCTCAAGTAGAGCATATTCCTGTTCAGTCATTAAGAGCAGAGAAGGCTGATGAAAAAGGAAACATAAAAGGTTACTACTACTCTAACGATTGGTCAGAGGTTAGTAACTCAAGAAAGAACGTAAAGAGAATACCAGCATTTGGTTTCTCAAAAGAAAATATAGAGATAGTTTATATAAAGCCTTACAAGGCAGGTTACTTTTACTATTCTCCTGTTGATTATCAAGGAGGGATTCAGTACGCTGAGTTAGAGGAAGAGATTGCAAACTACCACATTAACAACATTCAGAATGGCTTAGCCCCAAGTATGCTTATCAACTTCAATAATGGAGTGCCTTCTGACGAAGAAAGAACTGCTATCGAGCAAAGAATATACGACAAGTTCTCAGGGTCAAGTAATGCAGGGCGATTTATATTAGCCTTTAATGATTCTAAAGAGTTGTCGGCAAGTATAGAGCCTGTACAATTAAGCGATGCACACCAACAATACCAATTCCTATCGGATGAGAGTATGAGAAAAGTTATGGTTTCCCATCGAATTGTATCTCCTATGCTTGTAGGAATTAAGGATTCTTCAGGACTTGGAAACAACGCAGAAGAATTGCAGACTGCATCTGTCCTTATGGACAACACAGTAATCAGACCTTTACAGGTAACTATCTTAGATGAGATTGAGGAGATTCTTCAATTTAACGGCATAGACTTAGACATCTATTTTAAGACGTTACAACCACTTGAATTTACTGATTTGACTAACGCTATTAGCGAGGCAGAGATAGAGAAGGAAACAGGTGTTAAAAAGGATTCTGAGGTCGATACAGAACAAGAAGCTCCGATAGAAGAAGAACCAACATCTCAAACAGAATAAGATATGGCAAAAGCACTATTCATAAAGAAGGCTGACTTAGTAAAAAATACGGCTATAAGTGGTAATGTAGATACGGATAAGTTTATTCAGTTTATTCAATTGGCACAAGAAATCCACGTTCAGAACTACTTGGGTACAGATTTGTACGAGAAGATTAGTGCTGACATTGTTGCAGGTAACTTAGCAGGGAACTACCTAACATTGGTTAATGACTATATTCAGCCTATGTTGATACACTTCTCAATGGCAGAATACCTACCATTTGCATCGTACACTATCGCAAACGGAGGAGTATTTAGAAGCGAGGTTTCTAACGGCTCTACCATTAGTAAAGAGGAAGTAGACTTCCTGGTACAGAAAGAAAGAGATTACGCAAACTATTATACTAACAGATTTATCGACTATATGAGCAATAATGCCTCATCGTTGTTTCCTGAATATTACAGTAACACAAACGAAGATATTAGTCCTGATAAAGATACAGTATTTCACGGATGGAATTTAGGATAAAAAAACAATACGAACCAAAGCAAGACAATAAGGAGAAACTTAGAGTCTTTCTAAAAAAGATAGAAAATGGCAAACTCAATCAACTGGGGAAAAATATACGAAAGCACTAATTGGGGTGTTGGGGTTACAAGTAATACTATAAATTGGGGAAAGTCTTATAGCGACATTGCAGAAACGTCAGTAGTTCCTTCTTTGTTATCTATACTTGAGGCACGTTCTACATATTACGAGAACGCAGCAGCGACAACTACCTTGCTTACTAACCTTGAAAACATTGACTTATAATGGCGAATTTATTAGA